TCAGGCCCTCGCGGTTTTCGCCCTGGGTGGATGATATATGGGCGGTTCCAGCTCTTCAAATGTAAAGCTGTTAAAAACGTGATGGCCATCGATGTCCATTACCCGCAGGTCATCCGTTTGTGACAGATCTCCAAGTATTATCGAAAAACGTGCTCCGTAGAGTTTTTTGACTTTTTCCACTGACACTTCATAAGCGATGTATCTGCTGATACCTCTTGCTCCCAGCTTCCCCGAAAGGGCGGGATGTTCGAGCGAATCGAAGGAAGTGAGAATCAATATAGGGCCACTCCCCGTAAAAACCATTGCCGCTTTCATGACGCCCTCCTTTCAGTTTGTTGTTGCAGGCGTGGGTTGTACCCAGGGATCTCAGGATCCGAAATAATCGGGCTCGCGCAATCCTTCGGTCAATATATGCACAGAACCCCTTGGCCCCCGTATCGGGGTTGTACAATACATGAAGGGTGATAACGCGCATTAACTGAAAAAAACCGGGGCAAATGGATTTCGGATGAGATTTGAGCGGGAGTCTATTTTAAACAATTCGGGACGCCAAAATCGAACAATACGAAGGCCATCATGGAATAACTGCCGTTTTTGAGGCTACAATCAACTACCATGACCAGCTAGCCACATTTTTCGGCAAATGTCAAGGGAAAACGGCCAAAACCAAGGCCCACCACAGATGAAAAGTTTAAATGCCAAAAGCTCTAAAAGAGAGGAAGGGGAGTCTTTTCGGCATGAGACAATCCGGCACTCACAATGCCGCTCAAAAAAGCATGGGGTCACGTCAGACGCGATGCCTCTAAACACCGCGCGACAACCTGCGTTCCTGCTATTTGAAACCAATGTGAGCGCTTAGTTCCGGATCTCTCACCAAATCTCCGACGGATCCATTGAAGAACCTATCGAGGGATTCATCTCCCATTCTCCACCGATGCACTTGAAACAATATACATCCACACAATACTCATGGCCTTCCGGATATGTAACGGTTTCCTCGATACAACCGATATCTTTCTTCGGTTCAACCATTTCGACCTCCTAAATATGCAGTCATTCGTTAATATAGTGTAGAAATGACTGCTCACGAATGCAAGTGGGGCGTAAGGTCTCCTTCTTCAAGCTCAACACGCACGGTTAGCTGCTCAATATCCGGCTTTGTTTCGAGAAAAACTATGCCAATACAGCACCGCAGGGATGACAGATCGCATCTTCGGTAGTGGATTCGTCTTGCAAGGCGCTTTCTGTTCATTAAAGTTCGAGGCGCAGCCGGAAAAACGATAGTGCCCGGGAAGCACAGCTCCGAAATGAACTATACTTCGAAAGAAACCATATTGACATATAATGATTCTCTACTTACAACTAACATGCTTACAGATATAGATGAGAACGGATGTTGCGCAATGAAAAAGACCGGTTTATGGATAACTGAGTGTCTTATTCTGCTCCTTAGTTTATCCCTGGTGAGCGTTGCTGTCGGGCAAAATTCCAGCTCTCCGGGGCAGAATAACAACAATCAAGGCAATATGGTCCAGCCGGAGAGGGTCCATCCACCCGCCGCAAATTTGCTATGTGACCCAGGGATGGGTAATTGAAGAAGAGTCACCGCAAACACTCCGTGGCCGGAACGGTCGTGCCTGCGACGTGCGGCGCATGGTGGTCCGCAAAGTCGTCGAACGCCGACTGGTCTATCACTTTTACAGGGATGGACGGCACTGGACCGCATCATACTTCAGCCGGGTGATGGGCACTCGTTCCTGGATCGCATGATCCATTCAAATGCCGGCACGTGGGTCCTGATCCAGCTCTCAACGCCCTTCTCATCCAAGGAGGACGAGTCGCGCCTTTCGTCCGCCTGCCTGGAGCTGTTCCAATAGACGTCCCAAGCCGCACTTGTATCGACATCTTCAAACTCAGACCGAAAGGGTTCTCCATAAAGAACAAATCCCCGTCCATATAGCTCTGGGAACCCGATTCCTTTTGGGAACCCTCTTCATTTTCGAGTATGGCTTTCCTTATTTTCAACGTTTTTTAAAGAAATCACGAAGTAGGTCTGCAAGCACATGTTACATTGATACAATCGGCTAAAGGGAATAAGCCTCATCCAAATTTTACGATGGACCCGCGAAAAATCTCGTTCCTGGCAAAACGGGCAAATTTTTCTATCGGCAGCCATGGACCTTTTCCTATTCCTATTTGAATTGGGCAAGTGGCCAAACAGTGTATGCCCTCGGATGCATAATCACATTTTATTGAATAAATATGAATTGTGGTGAGAGTATGAAGAATTTGTGGAATTACGACAACATTTTCGATTACAGAACGCCCCAAACTCCTGATTCACTCACGGCTTTTGTCAGCATTTCAATGATATCTGCCGAGACAGGCTGAAAACGGTTGATATCTTCCACCTCAATGCTGGTTTCCGGTGCTCGCTTCTTTCCCTGAAATATGCGAACGGCATCAACGCATGTGATCCAACAGGATGAAGAAAAGTATTTCTCGCCTTTTCTTTCCATCCAAAACCAATCCCTGGTTTGCCTTTCCTGCCAAACCCATCCGACCTCACTTGTCATGCACAATCCTTTTCAGAAGCTGCGCACCGGCTGATGTCCCTGGCGGTTTGTCAATAACAGTTTCACGAACATCACGATGGGCTCGAACATACGGTAAGTGCTGAGCAAATTTTTATACAACAGAATGGTTGCACAACGGTTACATCTGAATTCATAAGTTTGGTCATAATGATTCGCATCGATGGGATATCCCCTATTGTAAAAGGACTATGAGATGAGGGTTTTAGCAACCGCCGGTTTGCCGGACGACATCGTGGTCAAAATCGAGCAGGAGCATTCAATTCAGACATACCGCAAAGACGGGCCATTGAAAGAAGTGCGCTCCTGGGGGGGGCCAAACGCTAATTTCATCCCTGGCCCTTCGCATCCTGGCCATCTCAGATTATCGAGGCAAAACAATTTCCCTTTCGATTGGAAGAACATCTCAGTGCACGAAAAGCTGAAATGATCCTCCAGAAAAATGGACATCTTCAACAAATTCCAAGGAGGTGATGACTGTTCGATTGTGCGTATTCCCACAGAGTTAAAACACAAGAAAACCGAAAAAAGGCCCTCACAACCCACATGACCAAATCAGCACATTCGAAGATCCCGGAAAAATTTTTCGCAGCATGCATTTTGCCGCTTCTAATGCCTCTTCTATTTCCGTTTCTATTGCCGCTTCTATTGCCGTTTGGCAAAGAAAATCCCAGCATAGTATGTGTGAACTGGAAAGGGCGAATGGATGGTCAATCAAAACACACATCAAGGAATTTGCAGGATATGCGGGCGGAAGCTCTCCGCATACAATCCCGACACGAAATGTTTCTTCCACTCAGTCTCGGACAGGTCACGGAACCTGCTGCCGGAAGAATACTACCACCCGGTAATATACGTGGATCCCGAAAATGGATCTCACAAGATCCGCATCAGCGAAGGGGGAGCATGGTGCCAGTCAGCAATCGTATTAAACGAATAATGACACCGCAGGCGAAGGGAGTCTCAGGGTCTCTGTCACCCGGGACGCATCTTTTTTAGCCATAGCTTTTCCTGTCGAGGAAATAATGGCCAGACCTGCAAGATACAAAAAGGACATGCCTGCTCGGGTTGCAAAAATGGCGCGGGAAGGCAATACCATGGAAGAGATCTCCGTGGCTTTGGGGGTCCACAGGGACACGTTGGATAGATGGATTCAACGGCGCAGCGAACTTCGAGAGGCAATCGAGCGCGGCCGCATCCACTTTCGTTCCAAGTGCGCGGAGAAGAACCTGTTCAAACGGGTTGAAGGCTATTTCTATGAAGAAAAGACCGAGGAATTGCGCAAAGTCATAGAACTTGACCCGCGAACCGGCAGGACCGTTATTACCGAAAAGCCCGTCATGGTCAAAACTGTCCATAAACATATTCCGCCCGATACAAGAGCCGTGATCTTCGCAATAAAGAATCTTATGCCGGAAAGATATGGAGATAGGCGGGAGGAGCAGACATCGGCCTTGACCGAGTTTGTAACGGAACTTGAGGAGGCGCGAAAACGTGCATCGTGCAGACAGGCCTGAAAAAGGATTGGGAACCAATCTTGCCAAATACGCCTTAGACCCCTTGGGCTGGGTTCAATGTGCGTTCGACTGGGGCAGTGGCGAACTGGCCCAATCCGACGGGCCGGACGAATGGCAGGCGCAGTTGCTTGCCGAAATCGCCGAAAAGCTTCAAGACGGCGCGGACCCTGGAAAAGTTATCCGCCAAGCGACGGCAAGCGGACACGGGGTAGGAAAATCGGCCCTTGTAGCGTGGTTGATCCTTTGGGCTATGAGCACATTTTCGGACACCCGAGGGGTTGTAACCGCTAATACCGAGACGCAGCTCAAAACTAAGACCTGGGCGGAGCTGTCGGTATGGTTCAGACGTTGCCGGTTCGCAAACGAGATTTTCGAACTGACCACAACGGCGACTTTCAGCAAGGTCCAAGGCCGTGAGAAGACATGGAGGATCGACCAGGTTGCCTGGAATGAACGGAACACCGAGGCCTTCGCGGGGTTGCACAACAAGGGGAACAGGATCCTGCTCATATTCGATGAGGCAAGCGCGATTCCCGATGTTATATGGGAGGTATCCGAGGGGGCCCTGACCGACGAGGGAACGCAGATAATCTGGTGCGTCTTTGGAAACCCTACGAGGAACACAGGCAGGTTCAAGGATTGCTTCACGGGCAAAACCGCTCACCGCTGGAGCACTAGGCAGATCGACTCCCGAACCAGCAAGTTCACTAATAAGGAACAGATCGAAGAATGGATCAGGGATTACGGAATTGACTCCGATTTCGTCAAGGTGCGGGTGCGGGGGATGTTTCCGGCGATGTCGGCAAGACAGTTTATTTCCGTGGCCGATGTGGACACAGCTTTTGGCAGGCACCTAAGAGAAGAACAGTACAACTTTGCGCCGAAGATCGTTTCCGTCGATCCGGCCTGGGAAGGCGATGATGAGCTGGTAATCGGATTACGTCAGGGCCTCGCGTTCAAGCTTCTTCGAATGATCCCCAAAAATGATAACGACATCCAGGTCGCCAATATCATTGCCAACCTAGAGGACACCGAAAATGCCGACGCGGTATTCATTGATGCCGGCTATGGGACCGGGATCGTCAGCGCAGGCCGGACTTTGGGCCGCAGTTGGCAGCTCGTATGGTTTTCAGGTGAATCCTCCGATTCGGGATGCCTCAATAAACGCGCCGAGATGTGGAAGCTTATGCGGGACTGGCTGAAAGAGGGCGGCGCGATCCCGCCGGATACGACCCTCTACAATGACCTGATCGGCCCAGAGACAGTCGGCAGGGCTGATGGAAAGATTCAGCTTGAGGCGAAGGCCGACATGAAGAAGCGGGGACTGAAGAGCCCCAATAGAGCTGACTGCCTGGCGATAAGCTTTGCGTACCCGGTATCTGCGCGTTCGCGTATCCGCAAGCCGGCGTTTGCAGTGACGGAGTACGATCCTCTGGAGGGAGCGCAGGCAAGCTCCAGGGCTCAAATACAAACGGACTACAATCCATTTTAGATAGTTTTCAGTTTTGAGTTTTTAGTTTTTAGTAAACCCAAAACCAGCAACCAGAAACTCGAACGGAGTGAGTTATGTGTTTTGGTTCTCCATCAGTTCCAAGCGTCCCGCCTGCGCCTGCGCCTGCCCCAAGTCTGCCTGACCAGGGCGTGCAGAATGCGGGGCAGAACCAAAGAAACCTTGCGGCCATGGCATATGGTGCGTCTCAGACGATTCTGACCGGGCCGATGGGATTACAGAATCAGGCAAGTACAACGGCCAGCGGAAAGACGCTATTGGGGGGCTGAGATGGGACACGGACAGTTTGCAAAGGCGAACGGTAATGGCCGGGCGGCTCAGGTTCAACAGCAGCCCATGCTCGTACAGATTCCCGATGCAGAGCGAGCGGCAACTTATCATTGCCCTAATTGCATGGCCAATGCATTTCAGGACAACTGCGCGCGGTTCGTAGAGATATCGGAGATCGTATCGCCTACGGGCAAAACCGAGATCGGACGACAGCCGGTTATGCGCTGCCTGGGATGCGGGAATGTGTGGGATCTCAATCAACTGAAAAGGCTTTCGGCTGAAGAACGGAGCGCGATGCTTGAGGAATTGAGGCGCCGACAGGAAGAAATTCAGGCTCAGCAGATGCCGCAGAAACAAGAGAGATATTGGGAGGCGGAAGCCTAATGGCCGCGCCTATTCACTATTTCCCCGGCATCAAAGCGAATCCGAACGATCTGATTCCGCTTCGCCAGTACATTGACCGGCGGCTTGTTTCCATGCGTCAGGACCGTTGGAGCTACTGGCAGCACTGGAGGCAGTTATCCGATTTCATCCTGCCAAGGCGCGGGCGCTATCTTCAGACCCCGAACCAGGCCACACGAGGTGATCCACTTGGATCGAGGATTATCAATGAGACTCCGACCCTTGCGGCAAGGACGTTGGCTGCGGGACTTATGGCGGGTCTTACTTCTCCTGCTCGCCCTTGGTTTCGTCTTAGCATTCGGGACATGGATGTGGAGGACAATACACCAGTCCGGCTCTGGCTTGATGAAGTCACCAAGCGGGTGCTCACAGTATTGTCCCAATCCAATGCGTACAACGCCCTCCATGTGATCTACGAAGAACTCGGAGTATTTGGGACGGGCTGCACGCTCATCGAGGATGACTATGACGACGTTATTAGATGCCAAACTCTTACGGCCGGCGAATACTACGTCGGGTCCAGCGGGCGCAATATCATCGACACCCTGTATCGGGAATACGTCCTCACTGTGGCGCAAATAGTGGACCGTTTCGGACTTGAGACTTGCTCTCCGACCGTTAAGTCACTTTATGAAAGCAGGCTGCACGACCGTGAGATAAACGTCTGTCAGGCAATCGAGCCCAATGACGACCGGGCGCCCCAGATACCGGGCTTGAAAGGCCGGAAGTTCCGGTCCGTCATCTGGGAGTGGGGTCAGAATCCAGCACTGGTTTTGGAGCTTAAAGGCTATCACGAGCAGCCCTTTTGCGCGCCGAGATGGCATGTCATCGGGAACGATTCCTACGGCAGGTCTCCGGGCATGGAATGCCTGGCAACCAGCAAGATGCTCCAGACCCTGGAGCGGAGGACGGCGCAGGCCATCGACAAGGTGCTGAATCCTCCGATGGTTGCCGATGTTTCCATGAAAAACGAACCCGCAAGTTTATTGCCCGGCGGGGTCACATACGTGGCCAACCTTGCGCAAAGCGGATTTAAGCCGGCGTATGAAGTTCCTCCCGATATCCGCGGGGCCGAGGAAAAGATCGCGAAGGCGGAAGACAGGATCAAGAGCACTTTTTTTGCCGACCTATTCCTGATGATAAGCCAGCTCGACACGGTCAGGACGGCAACCGAGATCATCGAGCGCAAGCAGGAGAAGATGCTGATGCTTGGGCCGTTTCTGGAAAGGAGCCAGTTTGAACTTATCAATCCTTTTATCACGCGCGTGTTTGCCGTCATGTACCGCGCTGGACTTGTGCCGCCTGCTCCCCGTGAGATCCGGGGACGCGCTTTCGATATTGAATGTGTGTCCACTCTTGCGGACGCTCAAAAATCTACTGCAACAACCGGAATTGAACGGCTGGTCGCTTTCGTTGGAAATCTCGCAGCCGCCAAGCCTGAAACTCTTGACAATGTTGACTTTGACGAAACAGTCCGAGAATACGCGGACCTCGTCGGAGTGACTCAGAAGCTAATTGTCGCACAGGAGAAGAGGGACAAACTAAGGCAGCAAAGAAATCAGCAGATGCAGCAGCAGATGATGTTGCAGCAGTCGATGGCGGCCGCGCAGGGCGCAAAGACCTTGAGCGACACAGATGTTGGGGGCGGACAGAATGCGCTGCAGAAGATGCTGGGTTATTCGCAGCCGGGTGGCGGAGTGGTGCAATGAGCGGCGAACTCTACGACTATGAGATCGAGATCCCGGCCGAATTCGCGGGCAGATTCCGCGAACTGCTCAGGGTGGCCGTCGATGCGCTCGGTTCCGATGAAGACGATTTGATCGAATTGGGTAGGGATTTGCTGTCGCAACTTTCATAGGTGGTGTCGGGCCGCCAGTGCCACAGCGGCCCTGAAAGGGGATAAGGGATGTTACGAATGACACAGGGCGTTGACGGGATGGGGCAGCCTCTGTTTGAGACGGCCCAACAAAGCGATACGATCAACAACTATGTGATGACCGCGAATACCGCGCAGTACGCCACCGTTCCGACCGGCGCGAACTTCGTCAAAATCGGCCGCACGGCTGGAGCGGATCTCCTGGTTTTGCTGAATGCCACGAGCGGCATGACTGTCCCGAGTTCCAACGTGACAAACGGTTCAGGATACGAAGTAAACCCTCTCAATCTGTCGCTAAACGGCGCGACCAGCATCGGCATTATCGCAACCGGCGCGTGCCTTGTAAGCCTTTCATTCTTTTCATAGAGGAGAGCGCGGTGAGAAAGATTGCCCTTTTCACAGTCATCCTGGCGGTTTTTTGCGCAGCCGCAGCCTATGGCCAGGGGTGGGAGCAGCCTACGGGGGTGCCGAAAGCACTTACCGATACGCCATCAAATCAAGAGACAATCAACGGACTCAGCTTGCCCCGCGTGCTATGTCAAAGTTCGGTCCCACAGTTGATTTACAATGGTTCGGGATGGACTTTGGCACCTACCGGGAATACTCAGGTGGCATCCTGCACTGTGCCGGGTGGTGGCATGGGCCTATCTGGCAGCCTGAGAATTACCTCTCTTTGGTCTTGTACGAACTCATCCAATGCCAAATACATGAACATAGCTTTTGGAGGAAATTATTTCAAAAGCGCCAGTCTTGGAGCATATGCTTCTTATTTCTCGGAAGATATTATAAGTAATCGAGGCAGTGCGTCTTCCCAAATAACAACTTCAGTAGCTTCTGCATATGTATTTGGGCCGACTACTACCACAGTTCAGACCTATGCTGTGAATACAGCGAATGCTGTAACGATCTCATTTGCTCCAGCTACATCTCTTGAGACGGCAGGTTCAGGCTACGTAGCCCCAAGCGCCGGTTCAGCCAACGGCACCAACTGCACTCTCACTACGGCGACCAACAACTTTGCCGTGGGCGATTATGTCAATATCAGCGGCACGTCCTGGACGGGCGGATCATCGAGTTGCGCCAATGTGACCACGACTCCATTGCTCACCGGCACCAACTCCACAACTGCTGTCTACGCCTGCCCCTGCGCCAACAGCACTTTCTGGTCAAGCGGCGGCGAAGTGGCAAGATACTCCAGGGTTCAGCTTGAATCTTACGCAGTAGAGCTTATTCCGGGGGCAAACTAATGCGGTACCTTCTGCTTTCTATTCTGGTACTTCTGGTATGCGGCTGCGTAACCATTGATGGGCCGCCGGACATCATGAGGTGGACCCATGCTCAGCCATGTGATTATGAGACGGATTTTTTCCGTGACTGGAATCTGTGCCGCGAGAACCGTGACTGCATGAAGGCTCACGGTTGGACAATAGAAACGATCAACTCCGAAATGGGTGATATAGACTTCTATCCCTTCTTTCCAGTCCCTATTTCAATAAGAGCGGCATACGGCACGCCACTTTGGAAGTTTATTACTGCGACGACAATAAGTTGGTAGTGACGGGGACCATTGACGATGAGCGAAGAGCAGCAAGCATACAACGCCGGCGATGCCCAGCAGGTGGCGAAGCGGCAGAGCAAGGCGAAGATCCGGGAGCACCTGAAGAAGTCCGGGTTTCGAAAGCTCATGTCAGATTCCGAGGGCCGCGCCTGGATGTGGGACCTGCTCACCGAATGCGGAGTGTTTCACAGCTCGTTTTCGAAAGACGCACTCGAGATCGCTTTCGCGGAAGGAAGGCGTGACATCGGATTGCGAAGATTGGCGGAAATCAACCGGCTTGATCCGAACCTGTACGCGAAAATGGCGGTTGAGAACACGAAGAAGAATGATGAGTGATGAATGATGAATGATGAAGGGAAACGATTGATGCGATAGGTTAACAAACTCTGACAATTTTTCCCGCCGGCTGATCACCGTTGCGGGAGCCAAAATTGAGAAAGCCGTCCCTGTGCACAGGCAGGAGCGGCTTTTTCTTTTGGCGACAAGGATAGCAGATGCCCTGGACCCCGGCAGGTTTTCGAATCAAGCATGCGCGCCATTTGAGCCACACGCAATCCAAAGTGGCCTCTGAGGTCGCGAATAAGGTGCTGCACGCAACCGGGGACGAGGCAAGGGCAATCCGCGAAGGAATAGCGGCAGGCGAAAGAGCAAAGGGGAAGTAATGCCCGGTCGAATGTCACATAACACGCAATGTCACATAACACGCGGGGACGAAGATGCAAAGACATCTCAAGCTTATCCATGACATCAGCAGGGGCAAGCCGGCTCGTCTGAGAAGTCCCGAATGGCATCGCGTAGAAAAAGAACATCTTGCCAAAGAGCCCGAATGCCAGTGGTGCGGGGCAACCGCGTGTTTGCAGGTACATCATATAAAACCTTTCCACCTGGCGCCGGAACTCGAACTTGATCCCGACAACCTGATCACTCTTTGCGAAGAGGGCGGATACCTCAACTGTCATCTCACGCATGGGCACCACGGGGATTTCAGGGACTTCAACCTGCAGATCCGAGAGCAATGCGAGGACCACAGGAAGGGCAACGAACGGGTCTTGCTCGAAGCGATACGGAGCCAGGACCCCGAGCTATATCAATTTTTAGTCAAAGCCAAAATCGAAAAGGAAAGGAAATCTCATGCCTGATCCAGAACTTACGCCGATCCCGACCCCTACACCGGAACCGACGCCTACGCCGAATCCGGAGATTACTCCACCGGCTCCCATCGTGGGCAAAGATCCCGAGCCGACTCCAGTCCCGGAACCCAAGCTTGGACCGGATGGAAAGCCAATCGAGGACGAGCCTCCAAAACCCGAGCCTCGGGCTCCTGAGGAATACGCCGAATTTACGAAGCCGGAAGGGCTGGAATTCGATCCTGATGCGCTCTCCGAATTCAAGATTTTTGCCAAAGAGCAGGACTTGACGCAAGAGCAGGCGCAAAAGCTTCTGGAGTTCGGCGGAGCAAAAATCAAGGCCATGACCGAGGCGCCATACAAGTTGTGGGCTGAGACCCAGGCGAAATGGCAAGAAGAGGTCAAAGCAGACCCGGAGATCGGTGGAACGAAGTTCCAGGACTCCGTGAAGACAGCAGCGCTGGTCTTTGAACCAGGCGAATCGAACCCGTTCGTAAAAGACGCCGCAGAGGCCGAGAGCCTGAGGGAGGCGTTAAACGCAACGGGCGCGGGTAATAACCCCGCGATCGTCAAGCTGTTCGTGAAGATGGGCAATATCCTGAAAGAGCCGGGAAGCCTTACCGGCAAGCCCGTTCTGGCATCTCAGGGAACTTTGCTCGACAAACTTTATCCAACTATGAGTTCAACCGAGGGCAAGTAGCTCTCAGGGGAGAATAATCAATGCCCACAATTGGACCTTCCGCAATGACGCTTATGGACTGGGCGAAACGGGTTGATGACGACGGCAAAATCGCCGAGATCATCAATCTTTTGTCCCAGACAAACGAAATCTTGGACGACATGCTCTGGATTGAAGGAAACCTTCCCACGGGGCATAAGACGACCGTGCGCACCGGGCTTCCTCAAGCCTACTGGCGGCTCTTAAACGTCGGAGTTCCCACCGGCAAATCGACCACCGCGCAGATCACCGAGACCTGCGGGCACATGGAAACCTTTTCCGATATCGATGAAATGCTCGTCGAGCTGGCCGGAGACAACCGGGCGCTGAGGCTCTCGGAAGAGCTTGCCTTCCTTGAGGGCATGAACCAGCAGATGGCATCGACCATCTTCTACAACAACATATCCGGGGTGGTAGGACCGACCGGAGCTGCCAGCGGCGGACCGGCCGCCTTTATGGGACTGGCTCCCAGGTATCCCAGTGTTTCGACTTCAACCGCGCAGACCGCGAACAACGTAATCGACGCCGGCGGAACCGGATCGACCAACACGTCCGTTTGGCTCATCTTCTGGGGTCCGACTTCGGTTCACGGCATTTTCCCCAAAGGCATGAAAGCGGGTTTTCAGCAAATCGACCTGGGCAAGCAGCAAAAGCTCGATGGCTCAAACAACGTCTATTACGTCTGGAGAAGCCAGTTCAAGTGGGATGCCGGGATCGTCGTGAAAGACTGGAGGTACGCGGTCAGGATCGCAAACATTGACGTGACCCAGCTTTCCGGCGGCACGCCTCCGAACCTCATCAATCTCATGATCCGGGCAATTCACCGGCTGCCGACTCAGCCGGCCAGGGCCGGAAACGTTCAGACCTCCGGCCAGAACGGGGAACCTCAGTTGACCCTTGGCAGAGGGGCTTTTTACTGCAACCGCGCCATTTCCACCTGGCTCGACATCCAGGCCCTCAACAAACAGAACGTGCTCTTGAAGATGGACGAGTTCGACGGAAAGTCCGTGACCAGTTTCAGGGGCATTCCGATCAGGACCTGCGACCAGCTTTTGAATACTGAGGCCCGCGTGGTGTAGGGGCAGTGAACGGTGAACAGTGAACAGTGAACAGTGAAAAAGACCTTTTCACGCGAAGACGCGAAGGCGCGAAGAAAGGACGCGAAATGGCAAGAGCGAAATTCGAACCTTCGCCTGAAACAACAAAGGAGATTTCACCATGATAATGGACAACCTTTTGCTTTTTGACGGCGCACTGAGCGGCGGGATTCTCGGAGGAACCGTCATCAATACGGCGTGGGCGAATCCGCCGACAACGACAACCTACTACTCGGCAAACGTCATCGACGTAAGCCAGATCGCAAGCTCGGCCTCCGGATACGGCCGTGATATCGGTATTGGAGACGATCCGGCACTTCTAGTCGTAGTCATGGCGCCAATAGCCATTTGTGGCAGTTCCGGCAGTTCAACGCTCCAGGTCTCCATTCAGGCTGCGCCGGATAGCTCCGGTTCGCCCGGGACTTATGTGACTTTGGCCTCAAGCCCGGTTTATACGGCCGGTGCAAGCTCGCCCTACACCGTCCTGGCCGCCGGTCAGGAGGCGTTACGAATCCCAATGCCTGTCGCCGACCCGGCGAGCCTCATTCCCAAGTTCTACCGTATCGCTTACACGATTGCGGGAGCAGCTCTGGCAACCAGCGGCACCGGAACGGTCGTAGCAACGCTCGTTCTCGACCGTCAAGCCCTCGGCCCGCTCTCCGGATACCGAAGCGGATACAGCAACCAGTACGTTTAATCCTCATTTTCAGGGAGCATCTCAATGAGTGACGATCCAAGAACCTTATTCAGAGAGCTTGTCGATACGATCCGCTTCTATCTCTGCCCTCATGAACCGGAAGGTGGGAGGCATACCGATCTGGTAAAACGGGCGGATGCCTTTTTGAAAGATCACCCACCGGATGAACCTGATGAGGCGGAAGCCGAAAAAGTAGCGGATACCAATACAACCTCAGAAGATGAGGAGGCATAGCCGATGGCCAAGTACAAATTGACGGAAACTGCCTTTATCAACAACCAGATCTATCAGCCGGGGGCCAAAGTCGAAGTACCGGACGATTTCATTCCGGGTCCTCATATGATCCCGGTCGATAAGGCGGCGGCAAAAATGGCGAAGGAGATCGGGCTCGTAAACGGTCCGATGCCCGATCCAATCGACGACATAACCTCTTTGGGCGCCTCTCCCGCCGGGGTCAAATCAGGAATCCGGGCGGGCGAGGAGATCCCGCTTTAAGGAGCATCGAATATGGCGACGAAAAGTTTTCAATCGAACGTGTTTCCTCCAGGACTGATGCAGGCTCAGTACAACTCGACTGTTCAGTCCCAGAGCACGGGGCTGATTATGCCGGTCCAGCTCGACCAAAGCGGCCGGCTGCTCGTAACCGAAGAACACATCAAGCCCACTTTCAGAGCGGCGGCCGTGGCTCAAACTTTCTACAGCACCGCGGCGGCGGTCATCCTTGAAATCGTTGGCAGCGCCACGATGACTGTTCGCGTAAAGAAAATCCTGCTCTGGGCTCAATGCGCGACGAAGTTTTTCGCGGAGCTGACCATCGGGCGCGCCACGGCTGCTTCGGCGGGAACGGCTGCGGCTCTGACCGCAGGCAAAATGGATGTAAACGATCCTTCGGCAACCGCGACCATCAACGTTTATACGGCTGCGGCTGCATCGGGAACCGGCTTTGCCGCTTTCGACGCCAGGATTCTGGGTATAGCGCCGCCATCGGCTTCGATGATTGCACAGCCGGCGATTTGGGATTTTTGCCTCAACAATGACAAGCCGCTGATCCTTCGCGGGACCGGCGATGTAATCGAGATCTACAACAACACGACCGGCCTCGGCACCGGGACATTCGGCGCCATGGTCGAATGGGAAGAAGACAACAGTTAAACGAATGATGAATGATGAATGATGAATGATGAATGATGAATGCGGTTAGCCCCGCCTGAGACATGGTGTCTTGGGCAAATTGGGAGGGGAAACGTTCCCCTCCCACAACAAACAACAAACGGAGGGAAAGATCATGAAAAAGTTCATCGCGGTAATTCTGGTGTGTCTGTTTTGCGCCTTTGGCTGTGCTGCTCTCAAAGCTGATTTCGCCAAAGTGGAAACCGCCGTTGAATCCGTCAACTGGTCGGAAGTTCTGACCTATTGGCAGAAGTTTGAAAGCGGCCTCCTGGAAGCACTGCCCGTAGTTGGCGCATTATTCCCGAACAACAACCAGACCATAGCCAAAATCACTCAGGCGACCACAGATGCCAATAATGCCGTTACGGATCTGGCGACAGTCATCGCGGGAGTGCGGTCGGGGACGTGCACCGAAGCCGATGCAACTACTGCGGCAAAGATCGTTGAAACCAACGTAGTCGCGGCAAGTAACCTTATCGGTTCGGCTATCTCTTCGGCCCAGCCGGCAACGGCGACCGGGAGCGCTCCGGCGACGACAAGTCCGAAGCCGGCCGCTCTTCCGGCCGCCACGAGGTAGGACGACATGACTCCGCAAGAAGCCGAACAGATCCTCAAGGACGGAGGCATGCATTTCCATTTCTCTGGGACCGAGATGCTTTTCCTTGGAAAAGGAAACTGCAGCCTCCAACAGATCGAAGCTGTTGCCATTCTTATGGAACACGTTCAAAAGGCCGGTGACGGCGATATGCAGATATTTTGTGCCATATCTAGGCTTTAAGGGGGGCAAATCCATGAAATTATCAGCAATTCTTTGCAAAGCGGAGGCTGCAAAATGATCTGCCGCGAATGTCAATTCTATTCGGGGGTTCCCGTCGCCGGCGGATGCTACGCGGGTCCACCGAATATGCCCGAAAGCCAGAGGCCGACGGTGCATGGCGATGACAAGGCTTGTGGATTGTTCAAGGAGAAGGGCGAGTGAGTGCGCCAACACAGGTCTTTTGAGATGGGAGATTGAGATGAGAGCAATTCGCGCAAAAAACATTCGAAAAAAGGTTGTGGAGCAGCTCGGTAACTTCCGTGGCTTCAAGAAGGCCTATCGACGAGCCAAGAAAGATTACTCTTTGGGTTTGCTCACATTACTTTTTCTCTTCGCGTTCTTCTTAGCCGGCTGCGCCAGCCACACGGTTGATATCAAGTATTACGATGTCAGCCCTAAATACACCGGCGCGGCTGTTTTCGCGGAATCAGGCGATCCACTTGGAGTCAACGCCAAATGTATCGACCGATACATTATCGACAAGGATGGAAACGTCCAGCCGGTTAAGCAGGATTCGGCATCGGCGCCCGGACCGGTTGCCGGGATTACTCAATCGCTGGTTACTTCCGGAGCGGCAACGGCAACGGCGGGGGCGATATTGCCCTTGCTGCTTCCGACAAGTTCAACAACGGTGAATACGACCAAAAGCAAGTGAGGGGGAAAAAGTAATGGACCTCATAAAGCAGATAATTTCACTCGTTTTCTACATCGAGCAGGACAAGAGCCACGCCAAACCCTACTGGCTGGACCCGACGGTCATCGCCCTGGTCGTTTCGCTGCTTGCAACCGCGCTTGCCAGATGGGCCGGAATGGATATCGACGCCGACCTGCAACTAAAGATCGTGGGCAGTATCACCGGGATCGGGGCGCTTCTTTCGCCGCACACGGGAGTCATTAAAAAGCGAGGGAGCGAGGAGCAAGGAGCAGGAAGCGGGAATGAAAAAGCCGAAGCGAGAAGCGAGAAGCAAGGAGCGGGGAGCGGGAAAGACGATTCGCACAATCTGGGCTCATTGAGCTAGAGGGGACCTCAAAACATGGACCATGCGGGGTGGCAGGTTGCCGGAGGGCTGATCCTCTTGATTGCGGGGGCCTTCATTGGCCGTTTCACGGTTGTAAAGCCCGATTGCAGCAAATGCGGTCTCGTTGAGTTGAAAGCCGAGATAACGCGGCTGTGCTTCCTTGTCAGGGTCCTGGCCGAGAAAGTCGGTCTGAGCGTCAAGGAACAACTCGAGATCGAGAAAATGGAGTGAGCCAAAGCCAATGATGAATGATGGGTAAAACCAATGATGAATGATGAATGATGGCGCCACACCGCAGAGAGCGCAGAGAAAAGCTGTAAGGGGATTTCAATGGCAGATTATCCAAGCGAGTTTTTGAATGCCGTAAACGACCTCATCGACAACTGGGAGGGCGGATATGTGGATGATCCCGCCGACCCCGGCGGCGAGACAAACATGGGGATCAGCAAGCGCTCCTATCCCAACGAGGACATAAAGAACCTGACGCGCGACCGGGCAATCGAGATCTATTACCGCGACTTCTGGGTCAAACCCGGTATTGATTCGATAGCCGAAGACTTCAGGGCCAAGGTTTTCAATATGGGCGTCCTCATGGGGCCTCAGACGGCAAAGGGGCTTTTACCCGGCTGCAATTCCCTGGATGAGTACAAGCAGGCCTGTGTCATGCACTTCAAGGCCATTGTGATCAGGTACCCCGTATGCGCCAAGTTTCTGCACGGATGGGAAAGGAGAGCGCTCGCGTGAAAAAGCGATATGTCGATATGGGTGACCGCATCGAGCTTATGAAGCTTGCGGCTGAGTTTGCCTCGATCAATCAGATGAAACCGCTTCAGTTTTATCACCAAATGCTTGACGCGGTGGCAACCGAGCCGGAGAAATCATCGCCGGATGAGGATCATTCATGAACAAGCCTTGCGAGGAATGCAAATGGCGCCGTGAGCGCCAAGACGGGCCAGCCATATGCACGCACCCAAGAATTTTGCGTCTGGATTTTATCAACGGCGGCAGATGTAGCAGCCTTCGAGGGACGGTTTTTTCTCCCTGTCAAGTTCAGGGGAAGCTATGGGAGGCGAAAAGATGAGCAGGGCAAGCAAGAGTAGTTCAAGCTCGAAGAGTTCCAAAAGCGGCATTCATATAAATCCCGCGCATAAGGGCGAGTTCACGGCGAAGGCGAAAGCTGCCGGCAAGTCCGTTCAGGAAGAGGCGGCGGATGTTTTGAAGCCGGGAAGCAAGGCCAGCGCGAAGACGAAAAAGCAGGCAGTGTTTGCTAGAAATGCGAAAAAATGGAAGCACTGAGGGAAATAGGAATGGAGACAAGAAGCGGCACGACCTTTGTCGGCAATTCAACAGAGCATTTCGTTGCGTTCGAGAGGCTGAAGGTAGCCGTGAAGGTTCAGGAAATGCGACAGAAGATCAATGCAGTTTTGGATCAACTGGTCGAGGATCTTCAACTGGATATTCATACATGTGTATCGCAGGCCCTTGACCCGTCAAAAGGAGAAATAACCGATGGCTGAAGACAGATGGAAACACCGAAGCAAGAAAATGAGTTGCAAAACTTGCATGTATTTTGTTGTCAAAGTTGCGGATGATCCGCAAGCGGCTACTGAAGATAACAAAGTTTTGGGCCGTTGTCGTCGTCACGCTCCGTCAATGAACGGATGGCCTGTAATGTTTGAGGGCGATTGGTGCGGTGACCACAAACTTGATGAGAATAAAATCTAGAGGGAGATTAAACCGATGGCTGAATATCTGACCCATGTCCACCATCTCTTACACACTCATGACGGCGGTAAAGTTCACAGCCATGCCGCTCATCACACGCACCATCCGGAGGGCCATGTTCATGCGCCACATCATGAGCATGAAGGGGAGAGCAAGACTTCCGAGGGCGAAGTCCACGCTCAGCATCATTCGCCGGAGATCCCGGGCGATGGAAGCGACCTTGCAGCGAAGATGTATCCAAGTATGTAAGGATAAATAAATGCCCAGCCAACTTGATATCTGCAACCGTGCCCTATCCATTTGCGGGACGAGATCCGGCCAGAGCCAGAGCATTGGTATATCCAGCATGACGGAGAACTCGCCGGAGGCCAGGGCTTGTCTCGCTCATTTCGAGGGGGCCTGCCGTGCGCTCCTGCGGGCGGCCATGTGGAGTTTTGCCAGAAAAGAAGTATCGGGAGCGCTTCTGGCTTCGGCTTCCGGGACTCCCGAGAATCCATCGGGGACATTGCCGACTCCGCTCCTCTCCGGTCCTGTCGTCCCATGGGCCTATGAATACGCCTGGCCGCAGGACTGCATACGGCTGAGGCAGATCGTTCCGCCTTACACAAACACAAACATTGCCGGTACAGTGCCGATCTGGCCGGGCGCGAACATGGCCTCCAACTATCCGCCGTTTGACAGCCTGGGAAATCGTGTCAACTACCAGCTCGCTCTCGATCAGGACACGGCCGGAAACCCGATCCGCGTTATCCTCTCAAACGTCGAGCAGGCCAATGTCATCTATACCACCTCAGCGGTGGTTTCCAATGTGAACCTATGGGATGACGAATTCTCCGAAGCTTTCGTTTTCATGCTGGCGGCTCACCTGGTCGGGGCTCTGATCGGAGATAAGCAGATGGACAAGGAGCTGTACGCCAAGGCTTCAGATATGGCCACGACTGCCCGAGCGGTTGACGCCAACGAGCAGCCCTTGTCTCCGAACCACACCCCGGACTGGATACGGGTACGCGGCGGAATCGGCGTGCATCCTGATGATGGTCCGGGCCCTTGGGGAATTTTAGATTTTAGATTTTAGATTTGGAAAAACCTGGTTGCACGCGAAGACGCGAAGGCCGCGAAGAAAATCTAAAATCTAAAATGGAGTGCTGGATGCTGACAACGACTCAATCCTATGTGCAATACCAGGGAAACGGCGCAACGACGGTCTTTCCCTTCGGCTTTCTGGTTCCGGCTGCCGGCGACCTGGTGGTGACGATCACAAACAACAACGTGAGCCCATCGGTCAGCACTGTCCTGGCGACTTCCCAATACACGGTCGCTGGGATTGGAAGCAGTTCGGGGGGGACCGTCACTTATCCGGCTTCGGGGAGTCCTTTGCCTACCGGCTGGACGATCACGATTCAGCGGGTGGTTCCTTATACGCAGAATACTTCTCTTGCCAATCAGGGCGCACTTTATCCGCAGGTGGTGGAAAATGCGCTTGACACCCTCTGCATGCAGATCCAGCAGTTAGCCGCAGCCCTCTCCGGCACGGTCAGCCTTACCGCGATTATCAATCCTTCCACGTCGGCAACCCTTACGGGCCTGGTCATTTCCGGTCCGACATCGGTCCAGGGCGGCTCTATAAATGGCTATGCGGCGACCGCGGAGTTTAGCGACGGGAGTACTGCCGGGCCGGTGGGCGCTACATGGTCGGTGTCTCCGAGCACTTACGGGAGTATCTCGGCGTCCGGAATATTTACGGCGGCATCGGTCACACAAACCGAATCGGTCACAATCACGGCGTCATACACTTACGGCGGCGTGCAGCAAACGGCAACTTTCACAGTGTCCATCACACAGGGGAGCAGCTCAACCATGAGTCAACTAACTTTTCTCTCGACCTACGGGAGTCTTGCCAGCGCGGTCTCAACTCTTGGCTCGACGAGTTCGACCCTGATAATGGACGTCGCCAATACCGTGTCGGCAAACCTCACCGTGCCGGCAAACATCAATCTCGTCTACTTGACTGCGGGCATAACCACGGTTCCGGCCGGGGTGACTCTGACTATCGGCGGCTATGCCGTATCGCTTGCCGGGGCCAGCCAGATGTTTAGCTGCGCGAGCACGGGCGGGGTCATCTTTTCGATCCCTCAGCCGGTTCTCTACCCTCAGCACTTCGGCGCCGACCCAACGGGAACAAACGACAGCACCAACGCTATCCAGTACGCCTGCAATGCCTGCAACTCAACCAATAGCGCCCAAAGGATCTTAACCTTTACTAACGGAACGTTCCTGATCAACGGCCAGATCACGGTGCCCGCGGGGGTGCACCTCGTCGGACAAAGCGACAGGTCAAGTCTGGAACCGCAGTCATCCGGGATTACAAAAATCCACGGCGGGACCCTGCTTAGTATAACGAATTCGAGTTCGTCCCCCATTGTGTATCAGAGCGGGAATCTCTTCCAGGGTCTCACGTTTCAATATCCGAACCAGTCGGCGACACAGGCAACCCCGACGAGTTACCCGGCTACTTTCTCACCGAATACGGGGGTTGGAAATCTCACCAGTGTTGAATGGCGCGATATTCAATTCCTCAATGCCTACGTCGGCATAGATGCCAGGATAGCACACAGCAGCTTCACCTTCCGGCGCATAACGGGGTGTGGAATCGATTACGGCATCCGGGTGGACGGGGGCGGGGCGGATGTGTTCGATGATGTCAGCTTCTCACCCTCCTGGTGGTATGGAGGCTCCAGTAACGCGGCGACCTGGATGATATCGAATGCAATCGGCATCGATATGGGGCTCTGCGCCGACTTCAGGGCCAATAACATCGCCATCGGCGGGTACTACCTTGGCCTGCAACTGAGGCAGGGTTCGGTAAACGGGACCGATGGGGCATACGGCACGATCTCGCAGTTAGCTCTTATCGGCAACCAGGCCGGGATCTACGCAGCATACACGGATACGAACGGCGTCCATATCACGAATTTCATGGGTGACAGCAACACGGGATCGACCATCAATATCGGGTCCGATAACGTCTTCCTGCGTGTGTCTTCCGGCGTCTGCATGGGAACAACGGCAACTCCGGTCTGCCATATCATACTCGGCGGCGGGTCCATCCTCCTGGATGGAATCAGCTTCAGCCAGCCCTCAACCACAGTTCTCAGCACGGCGAGCGATACGAGCATCAATTTGCAGATGATCGGCTGCCGATGCAGAGGAACCGGGACCATCAATTGCAGCGCCAGTTCGCTGGCAAGTCTTATCCTGGTTGGAAATCTTTTCGGGTCCGCGCCGACCTTTGCGGCAACCCCGGCCACAACATATAGGTACGTGGGCAACACGAACCTTTCGGATCATTAAAAGAACCGGAGCGAGGAGCAAGGAGCAAGGAGCGAGAATGGAAAAGCCGAAGCGAGAAGCAAGAAGCGAGAAGGAAAAAGGAGGTTAATCATGGCTCTTACGATTACGGTTACTCCGGGCGCGATAAACAACTTGGGCGGAAACGTCTTCGAGGTAACGGCGAACCTTACGTGCGTGAGTGGCGGAAACACGGTCATAAACCAAAATATCACCGTTCGCGTATGTACTACCGTGACGGGAGCCGGCCAACAAAATGCGGTTATGGCGCTTGCGCAGCCCGAACTTCAGTCAAGGATGCAGGCGATAATCAGCGCATACGACGCCGGCGCGCCCACGGTGATGAACAGCGCTCAGGCAACGGCCATCCAGGGAAGCCTTACCGGATAGGGAGGCTCGCTATGAAATGGGACTACCTGACATTTAAGTGCGGTAGCGCCAAGGCCGTGAGCAGCAAAATGGCCGAGATGCGACTGGAAGGATGGGAGTTTCAACTCGTCTACAAGGTCGAAGGCGGCTTTGTCCTTCAGGTTAAGCGGAAAAAGGACGAGCAGCAAGGAGCGGGAAGCAAGGAGCAGGGAGAAAAGCGTAAAACATGAGAAGTAACCTGTCGTCCATATTCTCCCTTTTGGGCAGCACTTATGTCGGAAGGATCGATATCCCTCCGACAGCCATGCCGGAGGGTTGCAACTACATGGAGTTGCAGGTTGAGTGCAGCGGGTGGACCGATATGACATCTTCAGCAACGATCACGTTGAACGCTTCCAGGGATGGGGGCAAGACCTGGGGGCTTTTTACCCGGGGTGTCATGGTGGGCGGGGCCTTGGACGCTGAGAATAATGTAGTTGCGTATCAGAGGCTTGGAATCGGGACTCTGCCGGGCGAACTAATGGTAAAGGGAGTCGTGTACATCCATGCTGGAACCAGCCAATCCGGGATAGTGACAAACGGCATTGACTTGTTATCTGGTGTTAGGGGTTAAAGAATGCCAGTAAGCTATATTCAACCTACATTCGCGGCCGGGGAAATAGCTCCTTCCCTCTACGCCCGGGTCGATCTGGCCAAGTATCACGCGGCGGCGAAGCTGCTCAGAAATTTCTTCGTGCTGCCTCATGGAGGGGTGAGCAACCGGGCCGGCACTCAGTTTGTCGGAAGATGCTTTAATTCGGCCTATCCAGTTCACGTGATCCCCTTCCAGTTCAACCTTGTCCAGACCTATACGCTTGAATTCGGGCATCAGTACATGCGCGTCATCATGAACGGCGGGTATGTGCTGGAAACAGTGGTTCCGTGGTACAACGAGAACGGAACGCAGATTCTTAACTATACCGGCATCGAAATCGCCTCGATCACCAATGCCAATCCCGGGGTGGTGACCGTCAACTACAGTCAGGCCCCGAGCGGATACACATTCAAGAACGGGGATCAGGTTTATATCTCCGGGACGAATACAGCGCTCGACTCCACACCCGGAAGACAGTACCTCGTCGCTAATTATTCAAACGGCAGCTTCAATCTGACAGACCTCGATGGTAATCTCATCAACACCACGAACTCCGGCGTTTATTCGCTGACTACGAGCTATGGAACGATTTCCCGCATTTTTACCCTGACAACCCCATATCAGGGATCGGACGTTCAGCAGATCAAGTGGGCTCAGAGCAATGATACTCTCACTCTTTGTCATCCGAGCTATCCGCCGGCAGACCTTACGAGAACGCAGCACTGGGTCTGGACTTACACCCCGATCGGTTTTGCTCCAACGATTTCGCCTCCAACGGGTCTGACCGTCACGGCCGACTCGACAAGCGGCACACAATGGAATTACAGCTATGTGGTGACGGCAATAAGCGACGCCCCTCCGGATGAGTCGTTCGCGTCGACGCCGTACGGTGTCACGGGCTCGCAGCTCAATTCAAACACCGGAGTTTACAACAACATCAGTTGGACGGCGACCGAGGGGGCAAGCGGATACCGCGTCTACAAGGCAAACCCGACAGTGCATGAGGCGATTCCCACGGGCGCCATGTACGGATACATCGGAACGGCCAACGGGACAAGCTTTGTCGATGTGGAGATCGCGCCGGATTTTACGCAGGCGCCTCCGCAGGGTACAAACCCGTTTGCCGAAGGCTCAATCAAATCGGTTACGGTCATAAACGGCGGATCGGGTTATTCATCGGGCACCACGCTTTCCGTAAACGATATTTCGGGAACGGGCGCGGTGCTCACACCGACTATTTCGGGCGGGGCGATTACAGCGGTTGCCGTCGCAAACGGAGGCCAGGACTACCAGGCCCCGGTTGTAACTCCGGGGGGAAACGGCTCCGGGGCGGCCGGGCACATTAACGTCACTACTATTTTCGGCCAGGAGACGGTAACGGTCACGATGACCAATCAGGGCCAGGACTACTTCGGGACCGTCAAGGCGACCGTGTCCACGGGCAGCGGATGCACCTTCACGCCCGTCATCAAAAACGGAGCGATAACCGGGGTAAGCGTCTCCGGAACCGGAACCGGATACACGGATGGAGAGGCGCTCACTTTCACGCAGGAAACCGGAACCGGCGCAACCTTTTCGGTCGTGATCGCGCCCGCGGGCAACTATCCCTCGTGCGTAACGTATTTTCAGCAGCGCAAGGTATTTGCCGGAAGCAATACCAATCCACAGACCCTTTGGATGACCAAGCCGGCCGATTTCAAAAACATGGATGTGAGCAACCCGTCCCAAAGCAATGACGCCATAGTCGCAACGATTGCGGCAAACCAGGTGAACGCCATCAAGTGGCTCGTTCCGATGAATAACCTTCTGGTCATGACGAGCGGCGGGGCCTGGGCGCTCATGGGCGGCTATATCACGAACCCGGTCGCGGTCACGCCGAGTAACATCGTGGTCGTTCCTCAAAGCTACAACGGATGCGCGGACCTGCCTCCCATCGTGGTCAACTACGATGTCCTGTACGTGCAGGCGCAAGGCTCAATCGTGAGGGACCTCGCCTATAACTTTTACGCTCAGGTATATACCGGAACGGATATGAGTATTTTGTCGAACCATCTTTTCTACGGCCACAACCTGGAGAGATGGTGCTATGCCGAGCAGCCGTTCTATCAGATATGGGCGGTGCGGGATGACGGAATCCTGCTTTCGTTTACGTACTTAAAAGAACAGGACGTTTACGCCTGGGCTCATTCGGATTCACCGGGAAATTCGGGAACCGATCAGTTTCTATCCTGTGCATCGATCGTAGAGCAGCAAGTCTCCGGGATCAATGCAAGCTCGGTCTACTTCGTCGCGCAGAGAACCATTCCGGGGATAAACGGAGGGCAGCCGGTAAAGTACATCGAGCGGATGACGAGCAGGAATTTTCTGACAAACGGCGTCGCCGATGTGACCAAGGCGTGGTTTGTGGACTGCGGCCTGCAATATAGCGGAACGGCTACAAGCGTTATTTCCGGCCTCGATCACCTGAACGGCGCGACCGTATCCATTCTGGCCGATGGAAGCGTGCAACCTCAGCAGGTAGTGTCCGGGGGGTCCATTAACCTGCAATATCCGGCCTCTCGTGTCACGGTGGGCCTGCCTTATGTCGCGCAGTTCCAAAGCCTGTGCATGGAGCCGGAGGGGATGTCCGTGCAGGTTCAGGATTATCGTAAGAGGATATCCGCAGTGGCTTTGAGGGTAACGGATACGAGGGGACTTAAAGCCGGTTCCAACTGGAATAGCCTTGTCGAGATCAAGGAGCGGGGTCCGGGCGTCTTTATGGGGCAGCCGATTCCCCTTTTTACGGGGGATGAGCGGGTCGTGATCGACAGTCAATATCTGGTCGATGACGACGTGTGCATTCAGCAGGATCAGCCTCTGCCGTGCACGATTCTGGGAGTGATACCGGAGGTGAGCATTGGGGATACGCCCGGCTAGGACAAATATCACCGCAGAGGCGCAGAGAACGCAGAGAAAGGCAAAAGTGGGGAAACCATAACTTGCGCAATTTGGCAAACTGACCTTTTACAGGATCGGCAAGCATTAAGTGAGGACTAATGTACGACAGAGCAGCTCAGTGGGAAGCCTTTTCCGATCAGGTTCGAAAGCGCATTGCCGAATACACCCTGGAGCAGTACGGCAACCCCGAGGGCAACGAGCAGGTTGATAGTTTCACGGCGGAAGATTGCTGGAAGAATATGGAGAGGTATTTCAACAGGCGCAAGAGCATGACTCGCGGACCGAAAGAAAAGTTGAGGGACGCAATCAAGGTCGCACATTACGCCAGTTTTATTTACGACAAGCTCAAAGCCGAACTTGATCAGAAAGACGTTTACTGATGGCACGAATCATAATTCCCGCGCATAGCGACCACATCGACTGGATTGCGAGAAATATGCGCAAGGCCGACGTTGAGGAAGCGGCGGCGGCGACCGATACGGGACCCTGCAGGGCACTGCGTGAGTCTCTGGTACGTTCCGATCTCGCATGGACGGGGCTGGTCGATGACCGTCCGGTTTGCATGTACGGGGTCTGTCCGATTGATATTCTGGGCGGGAAAGGATCTCCGTGGCTTTTGGGAACGGATGAGGTCGAACGGTATGCAGTGACGTTTCTTCGGGCGAACAAGAGGTACGTGGCGCAGATGCTGGATCTTTACCCACATCTTGAAAACTACGTCGACGTCAGAAACGAGCTTTCAATCAAGTGGCTAAGGTGGCTTGGATTCCAGTTCGACCCGCAGCCGATTCCATATGGAGTGTGGGAGATGCCGTTTTTCAGGTTCCGGATGGAAAGGACAAACTAGATGTGCGTAGCAGTCCCCGTCGCTCTTGGGATAGCGAGCCTGGTCACTGGCGTAGCCGGCGCGGCCATGACCGGCTACTCTCAGTATCAGTCGGCGCAGTACAACGCGGCGGTTGCCCGCAATAACCAGGTCATCACAAACCGGAACGCCTCGATGGCCCTGCAGCAAGGGACGGTCCAAGAGGAAAACCAGAGGCTTAAAACCGGGGGCATGATCGCGGGGATTGACGCGCAACAGGCCGCATCCGGGGTAAATCCGAACGAGGGATCGGCCCTGAATGTGAGATCGAGCGCGGCTGAAACGGGGGAACTGGACGCCCTCACCATTCGATACAACGCGAACGTTCAGAACTGGAACTATAAGAACCAGGCAAACGTCTACGGAGCGCAGGCGAGCCTTTATAACAACATGGGCGATTGGGCGGTCGCGAATTCGATCCTTGGCGGGGCGTCGAGTGTTTCGAACCAATGGTTGAAGTACAATCAGGCCGGGGTGTGGAGCGGATCCAATACCAATGTTAATCCTGGCGGATTTGCCGGATATGAATCGATAATGGGGTAAGAGATGCCTATTCAGATTCCAAGTGAATTCTACCCGACCGTAATGCCACAGGGCCATCTCACCGAGCAAAATATTCAGGCCAACCCGGTGGAATTCGGATCTCAAATCGGGGCAACGCTGGACAAGACCAATGAGGAACTGGCGCAGCATGCGGTACAAAGACAGCAGCTTCTGAACGAAACCACCGTTAACGATCTCTACGCGAACAGCTTTGCGCCCGCATTCAGGGACCTCTACAATAAATTCTACTCCCTTCGAGGCAAAGATCCCGAACAGCAATTTGAAACTTACCAGCAGCAGATGACATATCTTCGCAATCAATTCCGCGAACAACTCGCAAACCCGATGCAGCAGAAAATGTTTGACGCCATCTCCCGTCAGCGCATGAACTACGAGCTTGATGGCATGGCGCGGCACGCAGCCCAGCAGACGCAGGTCTACCATAACGAGACATCGAACTCTCTTTGCGCTCAGTTCGTAAATGACGGCATAGATAAATATAACGACCCGAAGACATTGCAGAATCGGGAGAACTCCATCCTCGTGGAGACGAGCGCATACGGCCGGCAGGCCGGGCACAGTCCGGAGGAGACCGGCAAACGGGCTCAGCACTATATCGACCAGATGTACAAAGGCGCGGTCGAGCGGGCGGCAACGGCCGATCCTGCTGCGGCCTTGCAGATGTATAAACAATACCAACCCAAGCTCTCAGGAGATATGCAGCGGGAGCTTGAAAGATATCTGCAGCCTTCCCAGGAAACCATCCAGGCGCAGCGCGCCTATGGGATGGCAACGGGGGGAGGACCGGTTGCAAGCAGGATCGTAGCCGAGGCGGCGGGTCAAGGCGTTGACCCGAGTACGGCCCTGACCGTGTGGTCGTGTGAAGGGGGGGTGACCAACCCTACCGTCCACAATCCCAAAGAACCCGAAAACGTAGCGGCATTCGGCCATTTCCAGTTTAAGCCTGGGACCTGGGCTGCGATGGGGGGAACCGATCAAGACAAAAACGATTCCAACCGCCAAATCGAATTGGGCGTGAAGCTGATTGCTCAAAATTCAAAACAGCTTGCCTCGGACCTTGGCAGGCAGCCGCAGACATGGGAAGTCTATCTTGCCCACCAGCAGGGGATAAAGGGCGCTGAGGCCCTTATGTCCGCTGATCTGAACGCCAATGCCGGGCAGGTCATTGGAAATCCAAAAGCCATAACGCTAAATGGCGGAACTGCCGACATGACAGCCGACCAGTTCCTGACGATGATAAAGGGCTACGTCGACCGGCATTCTCAGATGTACGATCCCCAAGGACTACCCACCGCGCAGAACATCAAGGAAAATTACCAGACCGGCCTCGACGCAGTTAGACAACTTGCGAGGCAGGAGCATCCCAACGATCCGGCGGCAGAAGACCGGTATACGGCCTACTTTATCCAGCATGCCGGCCAGCAACTACACGCCGAGAAGATGACCGATCAGGCGAATATGGACATTATCAGTTCAGGACTTACCGGTCCCAACGGCGTTAAGTCCTGGTCGGACTTCCAGGCCGACCCGAAACGGGCACAAGCATACGCGGCCATCTTCGCTAAAGATCCATCGGTGTGGGGCAGGGTCGATAAAGCGATCAGCACGAACGCTCTTAACGTATGTAATCCCCCCCCATCGCCAAAGACTGATGCGATTTATAAAGAACTGAAAGGCATGCAGGTTGGAGAGACCCGCGAGACTTTCGCCAATATGGACCTGAACCAATACCATGGAGATGTCCCAGCGCACCAATTTAAGGAACTGCAAGACGATCAGGCCGCGATCCGCAAGAATGATGCGGCAGTTGCGCAAAAGCATGTGAACCTGGAGCACGCTCTTAAGATCCTGGAGTCTACCTTCAACGAGGCAAAAGCCGCCCCTGGGTCCCAATATTATGGGGCCGATCCGCACTCAGCTCTTGCAGACCCGATCAGGAAATACAATATATACAAAGGCAATCTCAGCAACGCCATAGACATATGGCGGGCAAACAATAACGGCAAACTTCCGAGCGATGCGGATCTACTCAAGATCGGCCTGGAGATGCTCATGCCGGGGCAGCCTCCGCAGGCGACTGGAAATGGGCAGCCCGCGAAGCAGTCGCCCGTAAGATCAAATGAATCCGGGCAATCCAAAACAATTCATCCTAGAGACATGCAAGCCGGCGGTATTGCCACGGCGACCGACGGCACCCAATACGTCAAAGGAGAGGATGGACTGTGGCGCCCGAAGCGATAGCCCTAACCGACGATCAAATGGCGAAGGCGATGGGTATAAGGCCCGATCAGCCGGTAGCTCCCGCGGATCAGATTCCGCAGATATCCGAGGCGAATCAAAATTACACCGGCATTAAATTCCCTGTTTACAAACCTCCGGGGGCGTCTGACGAACTCTTACGCGAGAACGCCACACCCTTTGAGCAATACATGTGGAATCGAGACGAAGGGCAGCCGCCGACGGTTGGGCCTCTTCTGGAGCATTCGCTCAGACCCGATGTTCAATACGCAGAGGGCCTCATCGAAAACGCAGCGGTCAGTCTTGATAAAGTAGCAGCACGTATCACAGCCAAGAGGGTATCCATGCCGGCGGCATTGCCTCCGATATCGCTTGGGCCTGAAAATACAGCCGAATATGGCAAGCCGCTTCCGAACAGAGCGGAGATCTATAATCAGGTATATCAGGCACTGGACAGGGCCTTGCGCATTTATAAGGTGGCTCCCCCTCAGGATTTTGCCGACGCGCTTATCCGAGGGGGCGCTGAAGGCGCGGGCGAGCTGATTGAAACCTATATGGTGTCCATTCTTACCGGGGGAATTCTTAATCCGGCAACCGAATTCATAGCGAGGAAGGTGCCCTATCTTTACGCATCGCTTTTCCCTGTTGTTCGTGATGCAATCACTTTCGGGACTCGAAGTGCATTGGAGCCGAATGCGAACCCCGAGAGCACATTGGAGAGTGCAGGCGGGGGGGCGGTTTTCGGTTCTCTCGCGCCTTACAGCCGGCCGATAAGGGCCATCGGCGGGGCTACCATCGGCTTGACCCAGCAGTATCTGAGCAATCGGCAGGCGGGACTCTTTGATTACGTCCGGAATGCTACACTGATGAGTATGTTCGCCGCGATAGGAGCGTCGCACGGAATTACTCCAGAAGAGGCGGCAGCATATACGATCATCGATTGGGCGAAACAGATAGGTTATCAGCCAGACGCTTTACTGCGGGCCTTGCAGCTTGACGGTATCAGGCCGATTGCGAATGAGTTTGCGGAGTATGTGACAAGCAAACTGACCGCGCCGGATTTAGAGAACAGATCGGGCGTGATCGCAGGAACCAGGCCGGGAGAGGAAATCGGAACCATTGAGCACCCAACGGAGACAACCCCGGATCTTAATAGGATCGGCAGTGGCGTTTAACAAGTCCTGAATGGCGATCCAGTACGGCAGTTGCTGAAAGAAATTTTCGGAATAGATAACCTCGAAGTTCATCCAATTACCGGGACCCGGCAAGGCAACCCGGAACCCATATTTACGCTTCATGGCGACAACATGAGCTTTGAGGCAGCAACCGATTTATCAAAAATGCTTGGATGGGCGTTTAACCAGGATGCCACCGTTGTCACACTACCTCACGCGGAAGGGCAAGCGGGTATTCCCGCTATTTATGCGCTTGGTGATTCCAAATTGACGCGTGAACAATTCGATACTATACTGAAGTTGGCGAAAGAAAAGAATTTAGATTTCTCGGAGACTATTGATGGTAAAGGCGTTAAATTCCTTTACTTCGGTGATGAAGCAGGAATTGATGATTACCAAGCCGCTGTCGCGGAGATTGCTCGAAATGCAGGGCTTCAAAATCTTGACACGGTCAGAGTAAGGAGCGAACTTTATGAAACGCAACGCTACCTTCATAAGGAAGTTCGAGGAGAACGCGAAAAAGCATGGCATAGGGATAGCGGGGCCGGACCATCCAGCTTATTCCGAAGAGCCGTCGATAATGTTCTTGCACCGTACATCAGACTCATCGAGCAAGAAGGCTATAGATTCTCGACCCGAAAATTCGCAGACCTCTTCGGACACTCCGACGAAGAAGCAAGATTCATAGAAGAAGCCGTTCATCCGCAAAGCGATAATCCCCCCTCCAAAGACGAACCTCCTTCCGGGTGA